CAACTCCATTAGAAGCAGCAGAGTCATCATCTGTAATTGTTATCGGTACTGGAGCTACCCCATATGCCTTTATTTTCTCATTTGTATAGTCATACGAAAATGATATACCATCTGAAGGTTCAATAATGATATTTATAATGTCATCAAACCCACCAACCATTCCGGGAGTTAGGCTTTCTCCACCAGTCGGATAAGAAGAATCAAAGGTAATTTCAATTGCCTTGTACTTCAAGTCCCCAGTGTGAGAACCAAACTTCCCTGCTAATTCATTGCTATTTGAATCCGTAGCATCTGTTATAGAAATTGCCATTTGTTTATTCCTCCTAGTTTATTGATAGTTTTTCTATCTATATTATTATACTAGCCGTTTTATTTTTTCCTTTTTAGGGCTTCAGCTATTTCATCTCGTTTCTTTTCGCCTAAACTTCCTTCCTTAAAAGTCTCATATCCCATCTTTTTCGCTTGGGCTGTAGCAACTGCGAAAGGATTATCTACAGCCTTTAATCTAAAAAATTTGTAGGCTTCTCAACCGTTCCTTTATAATCAGAAGATTTCTGAAAACAGAACTCACAAGGACAAGACTCTTTATATAAATGTTTTTGGTCTTGTGCCATCCAGTTGAAAAAATCATCAGCTTTTGAAATTTTTATTTCAATTTCCCCTGAGTCTTGGGTTCCACTGGCTTTTATTTTTTCAGCTGTTATAGCAGAAAGTAAATTATTAAACCCCTCAGTTGTATTCATTTCAGATACAGGAGTCTCATTTGAATTACCTCCTTCAACCACACCTCTTTTTTGGTACTTCCCAACTTGAGGAACAGTCAAAGCTTCATCGTAATGACGCATACCTATACTGTCTCCAGCCGCATTCACTGCCCACGGAACATACCTATGTCCTGTAGGGTCTTCCTCTGACACGGGGGTGTTTCTGGCATATTCAGGTTCCAGCTCACTAGGGAATCCATACTTGTCAAGTAGCCTGTGATGCTCTTCCTGTCTTGCTTGAGTGTTATATAAAATAGGAAACGCCTCAATTCCATCTTGGGGCATCTCTTTCTTTACATAATCTAAAAATGATTTAGTAAAATCAATCTCTCCATCTTTCGTCATAATTAAGTTCACCTCCTGTTTTTGAACTGGTTCATCATCCGATGGACCTTCATGTGTGTTTCCACTGTGTCTTGTACACCAATCATCAGCATCTATTGAGCCTTCTACTATTGAACAGCTCCCATCTTCTTTCACGAAAAAATCGCATGTACCACAACTAAAGCCATGTTTTAATTGTCCTTCAGTAGCTTTCTGATAACTGACCTCAGATTTTTGAAACTTTTTATTTTCTTCTTCATCTTCTTCATCCTTTACTAAACAACTTCCATCTATACAGGTTGAAGTTGCAGCATTATCAGCCTTTATGATATCAAAAGAAGCTCCTTGATTAACACCTTTCTCACAAACTGTTACTTCTGCAAGCTCTAATTCATCTACTTGCATAACATCTTGTAGTCCTTTTTGTATATTTTGAGTCTTTATTGCACTCCCAGCAATACTATAGCTCTTTAATTTACCACTATGTATTTGTTCGGCTACCTTTTTTGAGATTTTTGTGTCATTTCTAAGCTCGGTTATAAAGAATAACCCATTCCCATTCACTCCTGACTTAAATATCTGACCACTTTTACTTATGTAAGCAGGTAGAGCCCAACCTACTTGTACATCAGAATGAAGAACCATTGCATTTCTGGTTCTAAAATTATCCATATATTTATCAAAGGCTTTAGATAAGGCATTTGTTGTTATCAAGTGACCCTCTCTGTCAACTAATTCAATCGAAGCCGGTCCCCCAATAACAAGTTTGTCATCATCAGCTATATCCATCTTAGCTAATGCCTTGGTGTAAATACCATTTTCAGGATAAGCCCTAGATAAGGTTAATAATTCGGCTGGGGAAGCAATTCCTGCCTTATGTAATCTTTTGTACTCATCCAATGCTGGTGAAATATCTTTTCGAGATACCTTACCATCTAGAGATTTTTCTAAGAATAATATACTTGGGTCACCTAAATCAAGAACAGAAGGTTCATCACTGTTATCTAACCAGTTTGCTGGATTAGGAATTTCCCCCACCTCTGTTTGAATAGCTTGTGTAGTCATATTATTAATCCGCTATTCCCCAGATTACACCTGTAAGTGTTGGGGTTCCTTGTGCCGCTATCATTGATATCTTACCTCTGAAATCTAATGGAAAATTTGTGTCTAGCGTTTGACCACCATAAATTGGTATCCCATTCGATGCCGTCGCAGTCGTATCAAATGCTATATAAATAATATCAGCAGCAGTACCAGACTGATTCTTAAATTGGAATCCTCGAATAACAGACATAGCTGGCTTTTTAATTGAAGTAGATAAATTTGTAGTACCTGTCCATTCATAAAGACTACCTTCAGCTCCGGTTTGGTTACCATCTAGGTAAGTGGAAACTGCTGTGGTATCTTCCCTAACTTCAAACATTATTTTATCTATATAAAAGTTTATGTTGTGTTGAGCTGGGGTAACCACATATAGTCTATAACTTGCAGCATCTGTATTTGCGGGTATAGTATATTGGGTATTTATAGCTACCCAACTAGTATCTAAGCTAGAACTTCCTGAAGAAGCTAATTCGGTACCAGATGAATCTGTAATATTGATTTCTACTGTTCCAGAAGCAGAAGCACCTCTGTGTTCACATTGAACTGTTATATGTTGTGGGTTTACACTTCGTGCTATTTTTGGAGATTCCCAATAAAATCCTTCTCCTACTGCTGAGTTATCTGGGTTTACTAGTAGTGACGCAGCTCCTTCAGACTGTTGTCCTGTATCCCTAGCAGCGGCTGAACCCGTGACTACAAATTCATCAACATTAGTTCCCTCTATTCCCGGATTCAAAATCCAGTTAGTTGCTTTCTCACCACCACTTGCTACTATACTATATACATCTTCTGCAGTTGTACTAGCAGCATTAGAGATTGCAACATATCTATTATATGTATGAACTGAACTTCTGGTAGAATTATCTATATCCCATTCTCTATAATCTGTGTGTCTTTCGTTAGCCATTTATATATTCTCCTGTTTATTTAAAATTTATGATAGCTACAAAGCTACCCATTACAGCTGAGGTATGTACAACTAATATCCCTATTGCTAAAAGAATACTTTTCATTCCATACATTTTGTTACGCCATTCAGATATATTATCGACTTGGGTTTCAACCTTCTCTAGGTTTAGGGAAAGTTTTTCGTTAAGGGCGTTCTGACTTGAAATATAAGAATCTAATCGTTCCATATAAACTGCTAAATTCACTTGTGTGTCCTCATTGGCCACTTGATAGTCCTCACAAAATATACTATTTATCAAAAGTGCAGGGGTGCCGTAGCACCCCCGCAGGTTCATCACTAAACTTTATGAGTTTAGGTCAGCTATTTTTGCTTGTACAAAAATGTTCTTACATCGCATTTCAGCCATAGTGTAGAGTAATCCTCTAACAACTAGTGCGTTTGCTGCGAAGTAATCTCTGTTCTCTACATACTGCGTAGGTTGAGCAACAGCGATTTCTATGTAATCAGTATCCAAAACGTAAACATTTGAACCAAGAACTGCATCAGCTGTTGATACAGACTTAGCTACGTCAGCGTCTGGGATGATTGGGATACCTTGGTAAGTAGCTAGAACTAGTCCAGTTCTTGTACCGGGGAAAGTTCTTTCAGAACCTACACCCACTTGGTACTCTTCTTGTCCTAAGTATCTCTGGTTACTATTAAGCAATCTTTCTAAGTTGAAGTATTGGTCGTGACCCAAAAGTATTAGTTTTGGTTCTCCACCATTTGTTCTAATTTTCTGGATTGCGGTATCTAGTAAGTTTAGACTTAGAGCTCGTCCTGTTCCTGAGTTATAAGAAACAGAAGCAGCTGCGTTCCAATCACCAGCAGTTCTACCACCTAATGTTAGGTCGTATGCTCTAGTTCTTGAGCTTGTACCACCACCGATAGCGGAACCATCTTCTGCCACAACATCATCAATTGATGTCATACCAGCTCTTGAATAGATGAATGCTACGTCTGAGTTGGCAAATGTAGTACCTGAAGCAACTGTAACAACACCGGTTGAGGTGTTTACAGCAGAAACAACGGAACCAGAGGTTCTGTCAAATCCACCTGCTGAGTTGTCATGTTGTGATACTGCATCACCAATCTTAAAGTGTTTAGCAATAGCTGCCGGAACTGTAAAGGTTGTTGTTGCACCAGCTGAACATAAGTATCCTGAACCAGCTAGAAGCTCTTCGTTTATTTCTTTTATGTGGTCTAACTGAGCATTTTCGTTTTCCAAAGCTAGAACATCACCAACACCACCTTCGAGTTGTGCAGTAAAGACTGACTTCACTGAAGCACCGAATGTAGTTGAAACTATTCTAGGTAAACTAGATACTGTTTCAATGTTGGAAACGTCAACTGTTGGCAAACTTCCAGTTTCAGTTACTGGTCTTGAACGGCTAGAACCTCTATCAGTTCTTACCCTCCAACCAGCTGTGTTACCCCAAACCACTCTTGGGATAGCGTTGAAGAATCTGGTTTGGTTGTTTAGAGCCTGCCAGACTTTTCTACCGTATGTTGTGTTGAATATTCCTGTAGCAGTGTCAACTGTAAAGTATGTTTGTTTCTGTAGGTATTCAGGACCGAATACAGACTGATACAAACCTCGTTGAGACTGTGCCAGATATTCCGATAAACTTGGGTTAGCCATGTTTTTTATCTCCTATAGTTTGTTTTTTTATCCTAATAGTTCCCTAGGAACACCATCAGTGTTTCCAGATTCTATTTGGTGTTGCATTCTTCGTAATTCAGAATAAGAAAGTTCAGCTAGTTGGTCTGGTGTATCCACAGCAGATGATTTTTGAATTGGTGTAGAACCATCTACGCCTAATCCATTCACTACTCTTGGAGCTTGTAACCCAGTTTCCTCTCTAAAGCCCATTTTTCTTAGTCTGTCTTCGGATTCTGCTTGAACTGCTTTCTGCATACTAGCCTCTGTGTCAGCAAGTTGCTTCTTCAAAGATTCTAATTGCTTCTGCATTTTCTCCATATCATCATCCTCGTCCTCTCCCTTCTCTTCTATAGGCTCGTCTGCAGCCTCGTCATCGTCGCCTTCTTTATACATACCTTTCTCTTCTTCTTCATCACCGTTACCATTATTGTCTTTGTCGATGTCTTCTTCGTCATCGTCACCCATGTCAGCGGCTTGTATTGTGTTTTGCTGGTCCTCTATTTTAGAACTAGTTCCAGCGTCTGATTCAGAATCATCAGCACTTTGAGGTGTACCACCAGTAGCTTTAGCCTTTCTTTCATCACCGCTTACATCAGCACCAGCATAACTGCCGCCTTCAGAATCAGCTTTTAGAATTTTTGCTACTTCAGAAGCTACAGATTTAACGAGGTTAGATTGTGCTTTTTGCACTTCCTCTTCTCTCTTTGCATCTGCTTCTTCTTCTTCTTCCTTTGCCAAACGTCCATCCATTTTTTGTAGAACTTCCGCTACAGCAGCAAGGGCGAGGTTAGTACCTTCCATTTGCTTCTCAATCCTCTCTGAGATTTCTGCCATAGTAATTTACCTCCTATGAACTTGTTTTTTCACCTTTACAAAAGGTTGGTCTAAGCCACCGCCGACCTCTATTTAGAATGAAATATAGCGTTATAATTAAACGCTACTTCATTATACTACGAAAAGCGAAAAATTCTATTGGGGAGTTCTAAATTATATTATACTTTATGTAATTTAGTCTGGGTCGGGAAGTCCACGAGAGTCTAATTGAATCATTTCATTACGAAAATCATACAGTGGAATCTGTAGAAGTTTCTTGAGTTTGTCACATTGGTTACCTTCTGGTAGAGATGCCTCTACTAGGTCTAATATTTTCCCAACCATTTTAGAATGCCGGGCTATAATATATTCTTGTGTTTGTGTGATTTTACTAACATCCATTTCTTTTCTCCTCCTAATCTGTTATTGTAAGTGTTCTAGGTAATCCTAAAAACATTTTTGTTTTCATGCTCAGTTGCTTATATACTTCTGTATAAGCGTCTTGTAACCAACCTTCTGTTGCTGTACCTCTTTGCTGGATAGGTCGGGTATAAAATTGATTACTACCATCAGTTCTGTCTGTGGTGTTTCGTTTACCTTTCCAATAAACTACTTCTCTTCCAGCCCCAAAATTCCTACCCTCTGGATAATTTACTTGAATTGTTTGCCTTCTCCTGCCCCCCTTACCAGTATAGGTACGGTCATGTCGTCTTACGGCTGGAGTATCTTGAATATAAGAACCACTTTGTATTTGCAGACCACTCTGTCTATCATGCACTTTCTTAGCATGTGGGGCGGTATATTCTATCTTAAATCCTGTGACATAGTTCCCAACTCTAGGTTTAAAGGCATACTCTAATATAGGGCGGATTGCTGAATCTCGTAGTCCTCCATCCCCAACAGGCACTTTCTTTTGGGCAGCATCGAAAACTCGGTCAGCAAACCCTTGAACTGCTTGTCTTCTTAATTGGTGGAGTTTTCTTTCAGCTTTTCGCTTAGTCTCTCCTCTGGGGGTTTTTCTTTGTTTTTTCCTCATAGATAATTATACTGATGAAGAAGATAAATCCATCCATTTTTCTGGAATTTTGTCTAAAAATTTCCGTTTACTGGTATCATACCTATTTAAATAGATAACATCTTTACCAATATACCCATATTGTGGGTGCCAATAAGTAACTAATTGTTTAGGTTTTGTCGCTGCTTGAAGACGTTGTAAAGCAAATTCATCAGGTCCTTTCATAGTACCACATATATGAAGCTCACCAGTACCAATATCAAGCTGGTCTATCCGATGAAAGTGTCCTATCATGACACTATCAAACTCTTGCTCTAAGTCTCCATCTAATGCATCCTCAATTTCTCTTTGTAAAGATTTTCTAAATTGAACCACACTTCTTAGTTTGGTAATTGAATTTAATATCGCTCCACTGCTACCTGCCCCTGATATACAATCTCCATGAGTAATCAATACTACCTTGTCATGTACTTTAAAAGTGGTTAGGAAACTTTTAGGAATATGAAATTTTAAGTTATCTTGGTTATTACAAAATGCTGCTATCCATTGATAAAGCATATAATCCCAATCCATATACTTATCTTTCATTGGGGGCTTCCTAGTCATTCTCCCATGATTACCCACAACACAAGGTATAGTAATTTTTGTAAAATGTGGAGCTAAATACATAAGAGCTTGAGCAATAATACTAGCTCCTCTAACCATTTGTTCCATATTATTCATATGATTAGACCTAGCTAACTCCTCGTGTATGTCTCCACTAATCATATCACCTAACATAGGAATCATTAGTTCGTCTATAGGAGCAATTTGCCTTCGGTAAGAAGCATGTTTTAATAGTTGATTAGCCCAACCATACATACGTTTATTAAAAATATCAAAGTTGTACTCATTTAGATTTCTCATCTGCTCTTTATAAACTTGCTCACCTATATGAGTATCAGACAAGGGAGCTACCATAATTTGTTTTTGATGCCCAAAAGGAGTTTTATCAGTCTTTGCAATATGTTTTAATGGGACCGCAGAAAATGCCTTAGTATAATCTCTAATAGTTTGGATAATTACTTCTTTCTTAGTATTATCCTTCAAAGCCTGTTTATACAGTTTTTTATAAAAATCAGCTTCACTCTTATAAGTAGCAACTTTTTTATCAAGTTTTATTCTTTCGTCTAATTTATCTTCTGGTGGTGAGCCCAGCTCTTCTTGAGACTCCCACACCTCGCTGTCGTACCAGCGTTGAATGGTTGTCCGATGAACTGGAGTTTCGTACTCTTGGTTCACCCACTTCGCTATCGAAGTCCACGTCGCCCCCATCTGTCTTCTTCTTATTATCTCTAATTTTGCCTGCTCTGGAATCATAACTCCTCCTTATCTTTAATACTAGTACCTTACCGCACATAATACACTGCAAATCTCTATCTTCATTTTTATACATAGGCCCAGTACACTTAGGGCATAGTTTATTGTATAATGACTTTTTTTTCAATTTACTATCTGAAAGACCTTTCCTTAGTCTCATCCTCTAGTTCTGCTATTTTTCCTTTCTTTTTATCTTTATATCCACCTGTAACCAGTGGTCCTTTTTCAGAACCTGAACCCCAATCAGTCAACTGGATTTCTAATCCCGCTGGAGCAACTTGGGAAGCATCCCCTTTTTCATCAGGTTTGTTGCCTTTTATATCTTCGTCATCATCTAGATTACGAATCTTTCGTTCCATATCTTTTTGTTCAATTGCTGCGTTTTTATCAGGTTCAGCATCAAACTCAACTGGGTTACGCCTACCCTCAATTTCTTTGGTTTGTGGGTTTATATCTTCTCCACTAGTTTGTTGTCTAAACTTAGCTTCATCTTTCAGAAGTGCATCTTTAACCCAACTTACTAGTTCTAAAGTTAATGGAGTAAATTTATAACTCTTTTGAATCATTTTTCTGCTAGGGCTATTGCCTCTAACAAAATCGGCAAACTCACTAACATAAGACTTATGAATATTTTGGATATAATCAATTGCTTCTTGCTTATCTGTTAATTTACCTTCTTCTTGCTGTCGTTGAACATCTCGTAATACTTCACCAATTCGTGTACCCTGTTCAAAACCTAAATCAAGCAAGTCTTTACCAGTAACTAATGGTTTGAGTTTACCTTCAGATGTAGTTCCTGTTTCAGCCCTTACTCTATTAAGATTATCTCTAAACCATTCATTTGCTTCATTAGTTGGTTTTATTTTTTTACCATCAGGTTGTTTGTGTAACCTCCCAGCATTATCTGCTTCAGAAACCGCTGACAATAAATGCAAAAAATGATTTCCATGAGTATTAATTAATTTCCTAAACGTAGAATCTTTCACATTACTTTGAGTACGATGATAACTCAATGGAACTAAATGATGTTCTACTAAAGGTAAAACCGTATCTATGATTTCTTTATCAGTTGTGAATCTATTTAACAATCGCTTAGTAGGTTCTAGTCCAGCTTTTGAATGACCCAAGGCTCTGCCTTGTTCATCAGTTGTAGCTGGTTTACCTAAATCGTGGCACAGAGCCGCAAGCATAATAATCTGACGGTCTTTTTCTCGTTTAAATCGTTGGCTGATTCGTGCTGCTTCGTCAACAACCATTTTAGTATGTGTAAAAACATCCCCCTCCGCATGATAATCCCCTCTTTGATGCGTGTCTTGTAGCTGCTTTAATTCAGGCATCTGCTTTTCTAAGACACCCATATCATCTAAAGCCTGTAATCCTATGGAAGGTTCCGGTGATTTTAATAAAAGTTTTGATATCTCCTCAAAAACTCGTTCTTTAGGTAAATCAGACAAATCCATCGACCTAGCTAACTTTTTAGTAGAATCATCAATTGAAAATCCGAATCTTCCTGCGAACTGTGCGGCTCTATAGACACGTAATGGGTCTTCTACAAAAGTCTCACCATTAATATGTTTAATCTTTTTGGCTACAATATCATCATGTCCACCAAAAAAATCTAATATTTTATGGTTTTTTACATCATACATCATAGCATTCATAGTAAAATCTCTTCTTTGGGCTGCTTGTTTTAATGGTAATGAAGTATGGGATTGTACATCAAAATCTGTGTGTTTCGTTCCTGTTTTAGTTTCTGTTCTAGGTAATGCTACATCTACATTACCTACTTTAAACACTCCAAACTGTTTACCCACTTGGTCTGCTTTCCCTCCATGTTTTTCCATAATGGACTGTAACTTATCCATAGGTACTCCATGCACTTCGATATCTATATCTTTATTAGGTTTTCCCATTAAAATATCTCGTACACCACCCCCTACTACATAAGGGGTTCCTTGTTGCCCTAAGTCCTGCAGAATTTGCTGGGCTTGTGGATTATCACTAATTATGTCCCCCACATTTGGAGTTGCCGGAATGTTTTTCGTAGGTTGTAACCAATACTCCACTTTTCTATTTTCTGTTACAAATGTCATAGCTCCTTTAGGGGGAGCTTCAGTTGAAGAATATACCGCATTTGGTGGAAGAGCTTTAGAGAGAACCTGTGAATCTTTTACCATCTTTTTCTCTGGGGATTTATTACTCACAAAAGACCCAAGACGCTCAATACCAGTTCTTTTTTTCTTATTCTTTTTCCCTGTATTACCATAGGTAGGTGAAAAAATTCCCGAGTTAGTCGAAGTAAATACTGTACCTCCCCCATCACCAAAACCTCCACCATCTTCCTTATAAATCTTTCCTTTGCGTTTACTATCTAGAGAACCTCTAGGATTTGTAACCCAAGATTTATTTATAGAATCATCCCAATCTGTAATCAAATTTCTGTTTACCCCATGAATAACTTCGGGGTGTATATAATTAGACCAAGTTGAAGATGTATCAGTCTCGTATTCCCCACTACCTGTTTTTTTCTTATGCCCCAAAAGTTCAGCGGCAGATTTACCAATAATCTTTTGTGCTTCAGCTAAAGTCATAGATTCACCAGCTTTATTAAATTCTTCTACAGACTTCTCAGCAGCTCTTGTTGCAGCCCCATGTCTAAAATTATGAAGATGTATAGTTTCAGAAGCAGAAGTGTTCTTTAAATAAGAATTATCACGAGCCACGGTTGCCTCAAAAAGTCTATCCTCATCTCCCTTACCTTCGAGATTGTTTTTTATAAGTTCAACCATTCTAGGGTCAGAAGTATTATAAGATTGAGGAATATTACCTTTCCCCATAAAATCTAATCGGGCTGTATCACCTATTATTTGTATATGTTTCTTCCGTAATGAGAGAAGCCCTACCCCTTTTTTTCCGGAATCCTTTTCACCTCCATGTCGAATAGGCAAGTGCGAGGCTAATGATATAACTTTCTCTTCTTCAGTTAAGTCTGATAGGGGTTTTTTCTCTAGATTTGAAGCTATCTCTCTAATTTTTGGAATATCTTTTTTATGATTAGCATAGTTTTTGACATCAGCTTGATGTGCATATTCAGGAGTAAAGACTCTATTCGTTACGTCACTTCCTTTTGTTTTATACATAGCTTGTACTGGGGCTCGACTATCAGTTGAAATCCATACATGAGTTGCAGTTTTAGGTATTATGGACCTATATTTACCTGTAGGAGAAGTTCCCGCTGAAGCGTTTAGAACAATTTCCCATGGAATGTCTTCGGATTTAAAATCTTTAGTAAACTCTACTTTATATACGAGATGCTTAGTAAGGTCTAATTCTCCCCCAACTGGTTCATGTTTTGGTTTAAAGTTAACTCGCTTTCCTCTTTTCTTCCCATCATTTGTAATAAACTTTCTCCATTTTTGGATAGTGGCTTGAACGTCCTTGTCACCATGACTTCCTAATGCAGCCCCTTCCTCTACGCTCTCTATCCAATACTCCCCACCTTTTGGTCCCTTAAAAGTAGGTGTACCTTTAGGAGCAGGTTGGTCTTTTACATATACAGCATTCTCTGGAATAGGGGTTTGAGGGCTTATAAAACCACCAGACACTGGTGTCTTTGTAGCAATATTTTGTTGCTCATCTTCTGCTTTAGATAATTCTTTTTCATCTAACCCGAAATCTTCAAGACTATATGCATCTTCAATATCAATAGGATTCAAGGATTTATCATACTCAATATCTCTATCATTCATATCTTGAATAATAGCGTCAGCGAAAGCATGGGCATCTTTTAATTCTTGGTCAGAATATTTAAAAGACTGTTTCGGGGATTCTTGTTCCTTTTTTATGAATTGATATAATTCAGTAATCCTAGTAATCGTTGTCATCTATCTCTATCCCGGTAGGTTTAGTAGCTTTAGGTTTTTCTTGTTTGTTTCTACTAAGTCTTGTGGGGTCTCCAAACATAGCCTTCTCTACGGTAGTTATTCCATCATTCGATAATTGAGCTATATAGTCTACACTATTTTCCGAAAACCACATCTGGGACATATCTGGAGAAACTTCTTTTACAATAGGGGCTGTAAACCCTTTTTGAACTAATGATTCAATCCAAGATTTAGACAAAGTTATTTCATTCTTCTTTGCCCGAGACTCAGCATACTCATCAATATCTCTCTCCTCACTCGGGTCGCCTTTATCGTGCCAGTCTGGTGTTATTCCCCCAGTTCTACCCTTGAATTTTCTTTGTGATGGAGGCTTATAAGCTTTCTCCATAGCTTGTATATCTTCACCTTCTTCTTCGGGCGGTGGCATTTCTTCCCCACCCATCATAGCTTCCTGTTGTTCCATAGCTTCTTGCTGTTGTTGCATCTGCTCTTGTTCCATCTGCATCTGTTGCCGCTGTTGTTCAAGTCCTAATGCTTGTTGTTCAGCCGACATCTTTGCAGTTGGCATTGGGTCTCCACTAATAACAAAGTCTGCTTCCCATAATGGGACATCTTGTTCTTTTAATTTTATATCAAATCCAAGTGACGCAAATTGATTTATAATAGCTATTTTTTGTTGAGCAAAAGCTAATCGGGTATTCTCAGCCTTTTCTTCTGGTTGCGGTAGTTGAATAGTATAATCTGTTATACCAAAAGCCTCTAATAATTGAGGAATTACTTTCTCTTGAAATAACCTTTGGTCACCTTCAACCACACGACTCATAACAACTAATTGTTGTGTTTGTGTAGACAAACCTCCAAAAGCTTCTGGTGCCCCTTGCCATGCTGGAGTAACCCCCCACATAGCTGCGACTCTTTCTCTAACCTCTTCTCTGACAGGTAAGTAATCCATCTCCTGTAAATTATGGAAGAGTCTTACCATATCTACCCTTCCTCGTTGGTTTCGTGCTGATACAGCTACCATAGGTATATAGTTAGGGTCTAGCCTTGTTTGGGCTGCTATATGCTCTCTTTCTCTACGTAGACTCTCTGGGTCATCCGTAGTTACCATCAACATACTTGCAGGCATTTTTCTTTCAAAGAAATATCTGTATAGGTTTTTATCCATACCAACCAAAGTCAAAGCTTTTTCAAAAATGGTAAGTATAGGTGACCACCCATAAGTTTCTGATGGAGAAAACTTAGATAAATGAATAATTTCAGAATCACTGAAATACATATGTTGATTTCTATGATAATACTTATACATAGCAGGATGAAGAATCACATCACAGTCGTCCTTTATACATGTACCAGCCGATTCTTGAACAATTTCCCTATGTATAGGACATAAAAAGTGAGAGTTCTTAGGTAATCCTGCTTGGTCTAAATCAAATTCTACTAAGGCAGGGTTTAGTCTCCTAATTTCTTGAAGTCTAGAAGTAACTTTCCCATCCCCAGAATCCTTATATTCTTTGGCTAGATATAAAAATCCATCATCTAATGAATTTACATCAAAGTGAAATTGTCTAAGTACCTCCTCCATACTCTGGTCAAAAACATTACAATCTTTTAACCATTTAAGAAGTCTTTCTTTTTGTTCAACATCTGGGTTTTCAATTTTAGGTACAATTTCTAACCCTCTTCGGAAAACTTCCCCAGTAATGTGAGATAGTGGTCCTCTAATTTCTTCTACAGACATTGCCACAGTTTGTAAGTCTTGCACCAATTGTTGGCGATATGCCATTTGATGTCTGACCCATGTATTAACAATTTGGTCAAGCCCAATTGTTGGTGCTGCACCAGTCTCCCCAGAAGATTTCATAACGTCTAATAAACTAATTTGTTTATTTAAATCCGCCATTTGCTGTTGCATTTGGGGAACTTGTGGTAGATATTCGGATAATTTCATTCTTAATCCCTGCTTAGTTTAGTCATATCTTGCATGGATACTAGTTTTAATATATTATCCATAGCTTTTTCCTTTAGTTCAAATTCTTCAGAATGAGAAGCAACTCGTTCAACCTCTTGTTTTTCATTCTTTATCTTATCGAGCTCATCTCTTAATTTGTCTATTGCTATATTTTTGGTCTCAATCTCATGTTCTAATTCAGCAGTATCTATATCTGAAGAAATATTTACATTCTCTAATACTCCTTGACTAGCAGCTTCTTTTATTAAGGATATAAATTGTCCTTCTGATAAAACTGCTACTGCATCACTATTGTCAGGAATATCATCATCTGCATTCAAATTTTTTAAATCTTCATGCCAAGTGTTCAATATCCTCCATGTTCCTGCTTCATCTTTTAATGCTACATATTGCTGTCCTGAATCAGAAAGCATATTGCCTATTACCATATTTCTCTCCTAAAATCTTTTCTTCTTATATTATACTATAATTTTTGTATTTACTACGAAACGGGACAGGCACTCCATCCACAAGCTTTACAGATGTGGCAGCCAGACTCAAATATTATGTTAGGGTTATCACAACAATTGTGTTGTGGAACTGTGAAAGTTTCTTTTTCTTCTAAGAAATTCTTCTCAATTTTAAAACCATCTAATCTTGGTTGTTCGGATTTCTCTGTATTTCCTTTGACTAATACTTCTTTTTCTCTACTACCTGCTCGATAAACGGTTATTCCCTTACATCCTTCACTCCAAGCAAGCATATAAACAGCTTCCACATCCTCTTTAGTAGCAGAATTAGCAAAATTTATAGTTTTAGAAATTCCTGAATCACAAGACTTTTGAAAGGATGCTTGCATTAAAACATGGTCATCCGAAGATATTTCTGGTGCTGTAGCATAAACTTCCTTAGCCCAATCTGGAACTTCCGGCACAGTAGCTAAAGAACCTCCGTCTGCTAGATAGTCCATTAAATCCTCTGAGTAAAATCCATACTTTTTAGCATCAGCTTCAAAATATTTATTTACATAATTTAGAGTTTTACCTTCTAATATGTTTTGTTTTTTCCAAGCTAACGCAAATGTAGGTTCAATACCACTAGATGTGTCAGCTATCATTGATATTGTTCCTGTTGGGGCGACTGTTAATCTACAATTATTTCTATAAACTTCACTTTGTTTATCGTAATCACTTCCCTCCCACGCTGGAAAAACTCCTCTAGTTTTAGCTAAAGCTTTTGACTCATCATCTGCCCATTCTCTTACAGATTTCATTACGTCACTTCCTACTTTTCTAGCAAGGTCAGAACCATATGGAATTTGCATTTGTATAAGCAAGTCCGCAAAACCCATTATGCCTAATCCAATTTTCCGAGTTGCCTTCGTCATTTTTTCAATCTCTGGTGTCGCATATTTATTTGCATCAATTACATTATCTAAAAAATGTACAGACGTTCTAGTCACCCATTCTAATCTAGCCCAATCAATTTTTTCTTCCCAGTCAGAATCAGACTGTTGGTAAAATTTAGCTAAATTAATAGAACCTAGATTACAAGATTCATTTGGAAGAAGTGGTTGCTCTCCACAAGGATTAGTGGCAATCATCTCACCATATTGTTCTATAACATGATTGTCTTTATTCACTTGGTCTAGAAATATCATGCCGGGTTCACCATTTAGCCACGCACCATCAATTATTTTATTGAATACCTCTCGGGCATTTAGCTGTCTGACTACTTGATTAGTTTTAGGATTAATTAAATTATAGTTCATATTGTGTTCAACAGCTTTCATAAAATTAGAATCTACCCCAACAGAAATATTGAAATTATGTATCTCTCCTTCAGTTGTTTTACACTCAATAAAATCTAGAATGTCTGGATGATATATTGACATTACCGCCATATTTGCTCCATCCCTTTTACCACCCTGTGTTATCATAGAAGATACTCTTGATAACGTCTTTAGGACTTCAATAGGACCACAAGCTACCCCATGGGTTGATTGAATTTTATCCCCTCTAGGTCTAAGACGAGATAGTGCAAATCCTGTACCTCCACCAAACTTTTGAACCATAGCAGTATCAGTTGCTGCCTTCATAATAGCTTCCATACTATCTTCTAATGGAAGTACAAAGCAAGCAGATAGAGTCCCTTGTTCTGTTCCTGCATTCATTAATGTTGGAGAATTTGGTATAAATTCTAAACGACTCATAACCGAATAAAAATCTTTTGCTGTCAGCTCAACCTCTACGTCTAGTTTCATATAATCTGAATCAATTTTAGCTATAGCATTAGAGACTCGATGAAACAGTTCTTCAGGAGTTTCAATTACCTTGTCATCAGAATTTTTTAAAAGATACCTATGAGTTAAAATAATGTTTGCTTGGTCTGTAATATTGGAAGTGCTATTAGTACGTGTGGTTATATTATTTTTTATTATCATTTTTTAATTCTCCTGTTAAATTCTTTATTTCCTATAACCACAATATATACAAAGCCCTCGCTCGGGCACCCAGAAATTAGGGTTGCAGACAGCCTCTTTACACTGCGGGTTAGGGGCAGCTTCCGCTCGTATACTAGGATTAACTGGTTCCATTTGTAATGGATTAGGGGTGGGCTTATCACTCGGAGTAGCCCCCTTCCTTTCGTCTAATCCCTGTCTCCTACTCTCAGGGGTTTCCCCCGGACTAACAGCATTGAACCAATCGGCAGCACTGCCTAAATCTACAAACTTATAAGCTGTATCATGTACTGCTTGTAATGCCATTGCAATCGAGAAAAAGGCATCCCCATGGCCCATTGGTGTATCCGGAGCTTTAAGTTCATTACTTACAGACAAGATTTGATGCTTCTGTCTCTCATCTTTTATTAGTTTTAATATACCTTCATGGGCAAACTTTTCAAAGACTTGAGCCATAGTATTTTTACTTTTTCTTGTGAAGTTCATTGACCTCCATCTGGTGTCTAATCCACGGTCTTCTAATTCCCCTCGAGTGTTGTCCACATAACCTGAAGTTAAATTAAAATTATCAGCCGTTTCATTCAAATATTCTATTTGGTCAGAGTAACTCCACCCCTCTAAAAAGGATTGATGAACCTGTTCTAAACTCTCTCCCCTCTTTCTAAAAATCACTAAATGAGATGGGTGTCTTTTCTTGCCCACATCAAACCCCCCAAACATTTGGTCACCACTTTCCCAGTCTGAAAACTTCTTAGTTGCCGGGGCAGACCTTAAATTTTCATCTTCACATTTTGTAATATCTTCTTCATTGAAATAAGACTCAGTAGCAAAGTGAGGCACTAACATAAACTCTGATGCAAATGATTTTGGTCTTGCCTTTTGCTGGGCTAATAAATACTTCTCATCCATTATCTCTGGAGCCAATACTCGTCGTCCGGGAACTGGGTCTAAAGCTGGGAGTACTCTAGATTTGAACCTTTCATCGTCCTGTAGTTTGGCTAACAAATCTCCGGGCATCATGGGGGTTCCTACTACAATAACAGGAACTTCCTTTAAAGGTATGAATAAACTTTCTGTCATAAAATGGTCTTCAACCTTGGTTATCTGCCCAATATTTAATGGATTTTCTGGGTCTCTTAATACGTCATCAGCAACCAAGGCACCATTTACATGCATTCCTCTTTTGAAAGAAAACAACCCACCATGCATAATTTCCATAGGTTGATTATTTTTATAGAACCTCGCCGAATAATCTGCTTTTGGATTTCTGTTTACCAACATCTCAGTAATGATTGGGTTTCTAGCAACTATTTTATTTATTTCTGAAATATGATATTTAGCCATACCATCACTATAGGATAGATATAACACAGCCATATCTCTAGGAGCCGTTAATAATCTCCAAACACTAAAAGCATGTCCTAATATTGTGGACTTGAAATGTCCTCTAGGTAATACTGCCACATAATTTAGGCCTTCTTCCAAACATTCTGCAATATCTTCAGCTAAAAGGCTTACATGCCAAGCTTTAAAATACTCTGGATTGTCGTAACTTAGAGCCCAAATGTTTTCAATAAATTCTCTAAAAGTTCCTACCTCATATTTCTTCTGGTCAATTAGACCATCAGAGAGCATGTTGAAGGCTCCCTCTACACTAATGATATCCTTCGCCATAACTATATATCCCTATGTTTTTGTTCTATAGTCTTTAGCTTTATACCAATTCTTTGTAAAGTTTCTTGGTCTGATATTTCTTCAATTAAAACTGTCATTATATCCTGAACAAACTCTAGATTTATCATGCCTTGAAGGACTTCTCGTTGACCTTTGATTCCTATGTCTGCTGCTCTAGCAGCATCCAAAGCCCTATCAAAATGAAGTTCGGTTATTTCTCTGGTAGCCTTATTAGCTATTTCAGTATATCCATCTAGTTGAGCCGATTGTAATTTGGCAAATCTTTCTCCTTCACTCTCTGCGAGCTTAGTTTGGCTATTAGCAACAGCTACCGCCTTTTGTTCACCCCATCCTTCCTTTTTAGCCCACATATAAATAGTTGGGGGAGCAACAGCGTGTTCATCAGTAGAGACTTCTTTAGCTATTTGTTTAGCCGTTTTATCTCCCTTTAGAAATAATTCCATCGCTTGTAATTTAATTGTCTCAGGTATGTGTTTTGGCATCTTATTCGTATATACTGTTGCTATCTAATCCTCCGTATCCATCATCAGATACGTGTTGTGAATCTATATTACCCCCTAATGGACTACCATCAGAATTTAGGAATTGGGAAAAATCCCAATATCCTGTTTTATTTGACGCTCCATTAAAACAAGTTGGTACTTTTACTTTAGACCCTCCGGGCATTTTTAGTTCATTATATTGTACGGCTATCTCACCTCTTGTACAAATCCCATCCCAAATATGTTCTTGCTCTGCAATAGGTTTGTAGTTTAATCTCTTTAGAATCGTGCCCGTAGTTCTTTGTAAACCTTCGACTTCTTTATTACTTACACAAGCTTTATATTGACACCACACAACAGTACCATATTTCTTTTTTACATCTTCTATTGTTGGTGTATCTTTTGGTAACTTATCTTTATATTCCTTCTTTTTCTTTTCCTTCTTTCCCGGAAAAGCCATTTGAAAATTTCTCTCTACTTTTTGTAATCCTCCGCCTCCTACCATACTAGAACCTCCTTTTGTTCCATAACGCAATGCAAGCAGCGTCTGCGTAATCTTGTTCGGGGAATTTATCTCCCCACTTTTCTTCAGCAAATCTTTTTATGTCTGTTTTTTTGGCGTTGCCTTTTCCAACAATATTTTTTTTCCATTGTCTATTATCTATAATTATAGTGGATATATCTTCTTTTAATAAGAAAGCCCACACTGCTCCTACCACATTAGCTATTGCAATTGTAGTTTTAGGATTCTGTATAAAAATAGCTGCTTCAATGGCTGCAGAATCTATTATATCTATTGTACTTAATTCTTCTGAAAATTCTTTAGTCATAATAGGAAATCTTAAGTCAAACCTTTTTTCCTTACTAGCCCATTTATCTAAAGATAGCAGCCTCTCCTTGTCATCTATTAACGCTCCATGAATAGCTAAACTAGAACAATCTAACCCTAAAAAGTTAATCTTGAGCCCCCTTGGTTCTTAATGTAACAATTCTACTTACTGTCCCATAAGCTTTGTCGTATGTGTCCAAAAGGCCTCTAACAATACGTAATTCAGCCTCTTGTTCGATAATATCTCTCTTCACTTGTTTTAGTTGTTCGTTTTCAAACATAATTTCCCCCCTAATCTCATCTTTTGTGGGTTTTTTCTTTTGTGCCGCTTCATATTTTTGAGTCAGTTTATATAAAGAAGCCGAGTAACCCTCATTAAATGAGGCTTCTAGAGCCCCTAAAGCAGCTTCAATTGTCGCTACCTTTGTTTCTAAAAAGGCTTCATAGCCACCATACATAGTTAAAAATCCTTCAAGTTCTTTATCAGAATATTTATCTAACTCTGAAAAGTTTAGGTTTTCCCTCTCGGCTAAATCAGGACTAAAGATTGGTATTCCCAGAGAGTCCACTTTTTTTCTGGCTCTACCTAAAGCCTTCATAGGAGTCCATTTTGTTTCTCGTTCTTGCATTATAGTTCATCTCCTACTTTCCTACAGTTACACCACGTAGGTCCAGTACACACTGTAGGTCTGCCCAACATCTCTTGAATACGAAAACATCTATCTAATATATCATTCCAAATTTTTTCATCCCTTTTTACCAGAAAAGATTTTATCTTCTGGTCATTCTTGTTTTCATATAAAACAGTACCCATATCATAGTTTCCCATGCTTAAATAAATCTGTATTTGAATAGCATGTTCCGGTTTAGGATTTTTTAATTTAACAAACCCATTAGTATTTATAGATTTGAGTTCCACTGGCATCTCATTATAAGTAGCGTGCTTTATTAGAAAGTCAATCCTTCCTGATATAGGAGGTGTCTCTTGTTTAACCGACACTTCTCGGTCAAGTAAAATATTTAAATTACTAAACCATTTTTCTACTCTATCTTCTAGAGAATTCCCATTTTGAAAAATTCTTTCGAGATTCGGTGGTAATGGTTGGTCTATCATTAAACCGTTATAACATAACCATAAAAATTTATCGCAGGGGTTACCTAAAGAGGATGGATAGAACACACCTGCTTTCGGAGCTTCCATAGTTCCTGCTAAGGAACCATCAATCATATCTTCCAGCCACAGGTCTGCCGGGCTTTTTTTAGTTGCTTTACGAGACTTTGAATATCTCTTTACGGGTTTAATTTGGTTAATTCCAGCCATAGTGTATCCTTTATTTTTCCTAATGTTTTTTCTTTTATGTGTACAATATACTCAATTTCATCAATTGATAATAAATCCTTATCTCTTTTCCTATCTCTTTTTGATAAATGTCCGTAAACACCATCAGCCTCAACTACCATCTTTATTTCTGGAATATAAAAATCTAATATATATGGGTGATAGTACGCCTGTTGTTCATACCTCAAACCAAATTCATCTAAGCATTTAGCTATTAGATTTTCTTGGTCAGTATAATCTCTAGGGGGTAAGTTCATCTTTCAATTTACCAAACAATTTTTTGTCTTCTATAAACTTGGCCTTTATACCACCCAATCCCATGGCTTTAATATCCCCATAGGTATACCAAGGTCCAGCTTGAGTTATAATCTTCTGATTGATTGCATCACGTATATAACTTTCAAGAACATCAATACCACCCCCCACTCTAAATGGTACGATGGCGGAATCCCAATTCTCTCCCCCGGTCTTAGATTTACGTAACCTAACATTCATGTCAAACCCCACCTTTTTATCTCCCTCAGTTATCCAGCCCTTTCTTTGTACTTGAAGAATAGAATGAGAGAAGAAAACTTGCCCTTGACCTGCGGGCATATTATCTAATGCTACTGGCCCCATACTAGCTCGTACTTGATTTATCGCAACAAAAGCAGAACCATTTTGTAGGTATGGGAAAAGTTTGGGGAAAGAACTATTTACAAATCTAGCCTGCCATGCCATAGGACTATAAGCAAAATCCCCCTTAGCAACTTCATCTGAAATAGCAGCTGGAATTAACCCTGCAATACTGTCTAAGACTATGACCTCTATACCCGTAGCCATTGCTTCTCGTATGTGGGCCATGGCTTCTTCTCCAGTAGTAGGTTGAGAGACCAATATCTTCTGGTCATCTATCCCACAAGTAGTCATCCAATCTTTATCATAAGATAGCTCTGTATCTACCCATACGGCAGAACCCCCCATCTTTTGAGCATTTACCACTATCTGTGAAGCTAAATAAGATTTACCCACATTGGTTGGTCCATATATAAGGGTCATTTTCTTGAAAGGTATTCCACCACCAGTAAGTTTATCTAACGAAGGAATGTTAAAAGGAATTCTATTATTGACAAATGTATCACTATCTCCCTTTTGAAAACTCAAAGTCTTATTTTTTAATAGTTTTTCTATAGCATCTTCTGCTGTTTTATCCATTCTTATTCCTCCTACGCACTGCTTCAGCCCACGCTAAGTAAGTAGCACAAGTCTGAACTATTTCTATAAATAATTTGGTCTCATTTTGTCCATATATTTCTCTAGCAATATCACCATTTCTTTCGACAGTAATAATATTCCACCACGCATCATCGTGGTTCTGAGCTCCCCATATGTTATCCTGTCTCTCTCTTTCAGCTAAGACAGCTTCTAAAACAGATACACGGGCAGGTTCAGAAGGATTACTTAGAGTCATCTAACATATCCTCGATTTGAGTGTCTACCTTTCCTTTGATAAATTCCCATATAACATCAGCCACTTTTTTTGATTCTTCTAGCTGTGGTTCTAGAGGTAAATCTGTATCTATCTGGTCTACAGATAAGTCTACTCGACCATATTGGTTTTGTTCTAATGGACCTACTCTAAACGTAAACCCTAAATGTGCACTAACTTTTGGCATCTTTTTTCTCCTCTAATTTAATTGTTTCTAATAAAAAGGGTTGTCCTTCTATATCTTTTTTTGGAACTGCATAATTTATTGTTAATTTATTTTCGTTTAACACCGGTTTTCGCCACCAAGTGTTATCACTGTTTTTAAGTTTTCTTCTCACCTTTGAACCGCCTTCTGTTGTTAGATACGTATATCGTGACTTGTCCTTATTAAGGGTTGCCGGAGTTCTTGCTTTGTGTTTAGGAAGCTCTTGTTTGAACCACTTTTGAAAAGGTTCACGGTCTAAAACGTAAATTTTGTCTTGGTTGATATAATAGTAATAAATTTGGTCTGCCTCAGTTTTTACTAAACATCCCGGTGTTCTATATAAAACATGGCTAATAGTTTCAACCATCAGATTTTGGCTTGCTTGAATCTTTCTCTCCTTAGCTTCCAGCCAGCTTATTTTTTCACCATCATAATAAGTATCTGTTTTCAATTCGATGCTTTTGTACACAGTATTATCTGAGTTCATAAGAAGAAAATCAATGTCTTTCTTTCGATATTTGCCTATATCTCTAACATCCTTTATAGCTTTATCTGGATATTTATTTTGAAGGAGGGGTATAATCAATTCCTCCCCTTTTGCCCCAATAACATTTGAGTCCTCAAAGTTATACACTTTAGACTCATCTACTTCAGGTTTAGGGGTATCTAGCTCCTCTAACTCTGAAATAGGTAAATTATACATATCTTGTAATGTAGTAAAATCATTAGATTTATCTACATCCCCTTTATCCCATTTAGCAGCCTCTTTAAAATACTCTTCTGCGTCTTTACTTCCCACATACCATACATTTTTTAGGTCTTTATAAGCCTTCTGACCATTTCGTTTTGTTATAGTCTCACCAAACTCTAAACTTATAAAGGCATATTTGTCGGGATTCTGGTGGGTACTAGTGGTTGCTACTGAAACATCATAATTTGGTTCGGGAGCCACCGTCCTTCTTTTAGTTTTCACTTCAATTCTTTCGTTATTTAAGACTACATCATGGTCTTTACTTCCTATGGCAGAAGCTCCAGTATAAGCACAAAAAGCTTCTTCTCCTAAAAAGCCTGCAACATTTCCTCCACCTTTTGTTATAGAGTTTTTTATGGAGCCCATCTCTTTAGCTCTGGCCCTAGCCCTTGCTATCATTTCCTTTGTAAAAGGTATTCTTTTCATTGGTTATTCTCCTTATCGCCTAATAATTTATCAATGTCAGGTCTATTATTCCAAAAACCTTCTTTATAGCTTTCATATTGGGCAATATAATCATCATAATCAGCTTTTGATATTTTGTTATCTAGTATAACCTCTCCAAATGAATAACCCTGTAGATACGGACCACAATTAAAAGTCCCTTTGTCATGCTCCTTTTGCCCTATTTCCATCCATTCTATTGAAAGGGGGTCCTTTAAGTCGTCCCATTCATTTGAATCTAAGTGTTTTTCTTTTACTACTATTGCATGTTGAAACCCTCGTATAAAATCTTTAATTACTTTTTCTCCTAAAAGCATCTCATGTTCACTATTGTAATAAAGGTCCCCAAAGGTCATCTGATATTCATTTGGTCTTTCAACGCTACTCATTCTTATTCTCCTTATCACTAAAATGCAATAACAACATTGCATAGTGTATTATTTTTAGTATATCTTTTCGTGGTGTTCCTTTTCTATCATATCGGGAAGCGTACTTGAGAATGTTGCTCCTGCAGAATGCTGTAGCGTCACCACAGGCATCTATGAAGTCTAATGTTTGTCTATCACCCTCGCTATAATGTTCAGCATATGTGTGTTCCACATACTCAGTGATTTCTTTTATTATTTTGTCTTCGTTGTAGTTTCCCATTAGTTTTCCTTATCAAGAGCAGAGAGGTCATAAAAACCATGTATAAGAGCCTTTATGACATCTCTACATATATATATTCTAACTTATTTCACACTCATTATCAATCCCAGTCTATTAAATCTTCAAAGGTTACAGGTTTGAAAGCTTTTTTAGTCGCCCACGATGGAGAACACACTTCCATATCTACCTTTAAAGGCACATTTAAACTGTTTTCTTCTAATAAACTTTGTATTTTATATGGAATAGTATTAAACTCTGAGTCATGTACTTCACATATTAGTTCATCATGCACTTGTAATAACAGCTTGCTTTTCTTATCCGACAAATAATCGTCTATAACTAACATTCTCTCACTCAAAATATCAGCACTCGTTCCTTGTACGAGATAATTTACTCCCTTATACGCAAATTGAGGGTTTATTTTATACTGTCTACCATACCTATTTTTAACCATTCCTTGTAATTCTACTTTTTGTACAACTTTATCAAAAAAATCCTTAGAGCCTTTCATACCTTCAAAGTATTGCTTCTTAAACTTACCTGCTTCTTTTGGAGTTGTTCCAAGTTGTTGAGCCAATTTTTTATTTCCAATCCCATAAATAGTTCCAAAGGTAATAGCTTTGGCATACTGTCTAAATTCTTTAAATCTTGGGGAGGTTTCGTCCACTTTGAAGGCTAATTTTGCAGCTTCACTATGAAAATCTACATCATCTTTGTTTAAAATTGCCTCTATTGTTTCATTTCTAAAGTAGGACATAAATACCCTAACTTCCATTTGCTGATAATCAAACCCTACCAAAGTATGGTTAGGTCTTGGAATAAACAATCGACGTATAGCCACTTGGGTTTTATCCGAACTGTCATAATACTCGTCCCCAATGAAAGACCATGTAGATAATACATCATCAGACAGTTCAGTAGTCATAGTAATCCCTTTTTGTGCCACCATAGCCGAAACACTATCCTGAATATTTATTTTATCTTGGTCAGTTAAATCTCTTTCCCCTAATTTAAAATGGTTTCTAGGAATATTTTGTAGGTTTGGGTCTCTACTTGATAGTCTACCTGTGGTGGTTCCCCAGTTACAGAACGAAGTATGCATAATATCAATTTCTAAATAAGGCTCTAAATAAGTTGAGACTAATTTTCCTAGCGTTCTATATTGTCTAATCAATCCAGCCATTCTATGATTGATATTGATTAATGCTGCTTCATTCCATGACTCATTACCTTTCCCGGTCTTAACAGGAGACACAACGCCCATCCCATTAAAGACTTCGCCTATCTGCTTTGGACTGGATATGTTGAATTCATCCTCCTGTTTGCCACATAAAGATAGAATTTCCTGTTTAACCTCAGCTAATCTTCTCTCTAACGACTGTTTAGCTTCTACAGCATAAGCTTTGTCTACCAGTATCCCCAACCCCTCCATTTTATATAAAACCTTGGTTAATTTCTTTTCTAATTCAAAAACTTTAGTTTGATTGGTTTTAGTGATTTTTTTTAAATAATCAATATAAATTCTTGCCGTTAGAATTACATCTTGAATACAATATTTACCCAGAAATTCTGGTGGGGCCATGGAAAAGTCTTTATTCCATTTATTCGACCTAAGAAATTTTTTTGTATCTATATCGTATTGAACAGCAGCTTCACCATACGCTCGTTTGCCTGTTGGTGTTAAACCTAATTCTTTTATTTCAGAGTGTTCAATTAGACGAACCATGACAATTACATCTATAAGTTCCTTGTTAAGAATATCTAATCCTTCTTTTTCTAGAAAATGTAGGTCAAACTTTAAGTTATATCCTATATAAGATTGAACGGATTGGTTTAAAAGTTCTACAAGCCTTGGAAGTGCTTCATTTGAAAGATTCTCTCCAAGATGATGTCTAAATGGGTAGTACTGTGTGAGTCCATTGATATTAGGTTCACCAACACCAATGCCACATATTTGGTTGGCTCTGTAGGCATCTAACCCATTTGTTTCGACATCAACTACAAGAGTCGGCACTACCTCTAACACCGCCTGTAGCTGCTTGAGACTGTCTTCAAAAGTGCGATTTGTTACAACCGACACAGCCTCAATTAAAATAATTCATCATCGTCATCAGCTGTTGAGGTAGCTATATCAACGATGTCTGTATTACCATATCTTTCGAGGTAATAATCTTTAATTAGAGGTAATTCTGATGTTTCCTTCTCTTTGTCAGCAGGCATTTCATCTGTCTTAGGTGTTGCAGTAATAGAATAAGAGGTATCATAAGCACCCTGACCTGTTCTTTTTATTCTTAGAACACCTTTATTCAAAGCACCCCAATCACTATAAACATCTACTAACTGATTCCAAACATAATCACTTCTACCAAATCCTAGTGAAACAATCCTGAAATCATTAACCTCTTCTTTATAAACCTTTTTTCCTGCAGGTCCTTCAATCTCAATCCACTCATCATTTCTTTTTTCAGTATGTATAATCTCATGAATATATGCCCAAAAAGCAAATTTATGTGAGGCTCTTGTATCTTCAGGTACACCACTTGTATCTACCTTCTCATCTTTTATTAGATTAGTCCATCTATTACCTACTCGAAAAGTAAATAAATATATTTCATCTAGAAATATATCGTTTTCTGCTCCGGTAGCAACAGAGGTTAGAAAGAGTTGGTCTCCATCTTTTAGCCAAACCTCTCTGCCGGGGGCTCTCTCAGGTAGAGGTCTTCTAGCCTCTTCTCTCCCCTTGGTAATTCTTGCTATTCCACTCATTTACGTCTCCTATTAAAAAATTGTTTTATTTTTCATTACCTTATGTAAAGTATCAATATTACTAATTTCTTGAACGTCTTTATAATTTTTGGGTAATACTAAATATGATATAAGGAATCTACCCTCCATGTCAAGTGTAGCTTTATGTGTACCTTTCTTACCTGCATCATCATTGTCCAAAGCTAATACTACCTCTTGCGGATGTAAAGAACTTATTAAATCTAATTGTATTTTTGATACACGAGCACCTAAGACTGCTACGCTTGAATAACCGAATTGATTTAGCCACATACAATCTAAAGCTCCTTCAACAACGTATAAAACTTTAGTATCAAATAATTGGTTGATTCCAAATAAACTTTGGGATTTAGCAAAACCCTTTGAAAATAAATATTTTGGAATAGCTTGTTTCCTACGGGCAACCCACCCCAGCATTTCAAATTTTTGGTTTTCTACAGGAATCATAAAGTCGGAAAACTCATTTACCTTGCACCCCCACTTCATGGTGGTTTCTTTAGTAAATCCTCTCCTGTATATCCAATGATTTGAGGGAATATCTAAAAGGATTTCAGGTTCTTTATAAGGTTCAGTAGAGGTACTTTCAGAATCTATACTATCAAATAGAGAAAAATCTAGTTCCCATGTAGTAGATTCAAATTCTGCGTTTATTTCATCCCAAGATTTACCTGATAGCTTCCAAATAAAGTATTTTAAATTACCTTGTCCACACCCAGCAAAACAAATCCATACCCCTTTCTCTAAATTTATTGAACAGGACTCTCTCCTATCCTCGTGAAAGGGGCAATGAATTATAAATTGTTCTTGATTTGGTACCGTAATTCCATATTTAGTGAGTACGGAGTACCAATCTATCATTATCTGTCCTTTTTATTTTTCCGTAAGAATAAGACTACTTCATTACGATATCCGTTTTCATCTGTCACGATACCTTTTCTTATATCGCCTACTGTGATATCAATAATTGGTCTACCATATCCCTTACTTCTTGCAGATTTTACAATAATATGACTGTCGTCATCACCATTACTGCTTGTGAACCAATTTAATATTCCCATAATAACCTCCTGTTACTTAAAAGTCTTCCCATTCATAATCGGGTAACTCTTCTATATTTCCATTATTTACAGCCCACTGCATTATCGTTAGGTCTTTGGCTAATTCACCATCCCGATATTTTTGAAACTGTACTAATCTCTTATCATCTTCGTTTTCTAAAGCACACATAGCTAGTGCTACGTCCGCAGCCCTTATTAAGGCATCTCCAAAAGCCACTTGGTCTGCCCTCGGTGGGGTGAACATATTGGATGCATCCCGTGTTGCCTGTGTAGACACCATTATGGGAGTATTTGTTGAAGTTGCCAAGTTCTTGAATCCATAAAATAATGCGTGGGATTGCTCCCAAGCTGCTTTTTTAGAATCCGCTGTGGAAATAAGATACACCCCATCAATAACTACAAATTCAGGATTGTGCTTCCTGACCAATCCGGCTATAGCTTCAATTGAAATACCCATCTGCCCAGAAATATGGTCACATATCAACAGTGATTGTGCATTCGATTCTTCAAGAAACTTACTATATTCCTGTTCGTCCATAGATTCTCCGTGTCGTAAAGCTCTATGTGATAGATTATAACCTTTCATCTTAGCTAAAACTACATCCAGCCTCATATTAATAGCCACGCTTGGCATCTCGGTAGAGACTAACAAGGTTCTAATACCATGATTTACTGCTGTAGCCGCCGCATGTACACACATCCAAGTTTTACCAATAGTGGGTCTAGCAAACATAGCAATCAATTCACCGGGCATCCACCCAACACCACTAGAATTAATTGACTTGAAACTAGTAGGTACTCCCATTAGTCCGTCTCCCATTTGGCGTTTCTTAGTTCTTTGTTTCCACTCCTCTAGTCGAACTAAATTACCACTATCATATGGTTGAACGTCTTCATCATACACGATTTCTATATCTGTAAGCCCAACCATTAAATTAGCCAAAGCTTTTTTAGGATTTTCTTTGACCATTTCTCGTTGATTTTGAACTGTTGATACAACTGCTCTTTGTAACACTTGGTCCTTAAAAATTTCTACAGCATATTCAAAATTAACTGATTGTGCTGTTTTATCCAACGTAGGAAAATTTTCTACTAATACTTCCGGAGAAGCAAACTCTCCGTATTTGTCAAAATGATGTAATACAAATTTATAGGCATCCCCATGTCTAGCAAAATCTTTTTCGACATATTTGAAGGAACGTAAGTTAGTTTTATTGTCTAGTCCGAAAACTAGTGCTGATTCGATGTATTCAAAATTAGACATTTACGCTCCTTTTTTCGTATATAAGACTCTATTTTTATCCGAATATACTAAATAGTCTACTGTAGGGGTATTATAGCTGTCAACTGCCTGTTTAGCAGCAGCAAAACTCATATACTCGCCCTCTGTCCAAACGTCTCCATTTGTACTAGAAGCGATAACCCGAAAGGTTGCTTCACTCAGGTTGTTTTTCGGTTTTTGTATTAGTCTTCCTCGTCGTCTTACCCGTCTTGGCATAAGCCCACTCCCTTAATTCTTTAATAACTTCTCTAAGTCGTTTTCGTTTTGTTGATGTTGGTAACCATACAGAGTCTAAAAACATATATTCACGCCATAATTTTTTCATTTTAGATGTACCATATCGTTTTATTGCCCAATAGACTTCTGGATTATCTGGGACCATATAATAACGAATTCCTGCTGTAAAATAAGGCACAGATACTGTTCTATCATTCCTGTTTATACAATTAAGTATAGCACAAGCTACGTGTGCAGACCCAAATTCTTCAATACTGTTTTTTAATTTGTGCATCTCGTTACCAATAAACCCTACCCCCTTATAATCAACCGAATGCCTTTCTTTATACAAAGACCCAAATAGAGTATATAAATCTTTAGAATTTAGTTTATCCAGAACTATCAATTTCATTTGATTCTACTTTAAACTTTTCACGGAGAGACTGTCTAACCTTGTATGCAGATTCCCCTAAATCTTCAGTAATCTCTTCCATCGTTAGACCTTCTAATTTAAGCTGTAAAAATAACTTCTCTTTATGGTCTAATCCTTGTGATTCCACCCAGAGATTAGCTTCCATCTCCTCTGCATAGGTGTCGGGGGAAATTAAAGCCCGAGCTATTGCATGGGGCATCATGTAGAAATGGTCTTGAGACCATTCATAATTCATATCCATACTTCGTTGTAGGGGTATGCGTTGAGCCTTACTTATTAGTGTTCTAATAGTATTTACTAAAGATGTATGTAAATATGTATGAAACACAACTCCCCGACTTTCATCATAAGATTTTGCTGCCTTTACTAAGGCAATTCTTAATTCTTGGGCTAAATCTTCTTTATCAAGCCCTATAATAAAAGAAGTTGAAACCATTTTCTGTATTTTAGGTTCCCACTGTAATATTAAATTATCGTCAATTTCCAAAGTCTTATCTATTAGTTTATAAATCCGATAGGATTAATTATTACAGTACTTATATTCTAGCACATTTTATGTGTTTGGGGCATTCCTTTTGCCTCTGTAATAACACCTATTAGAACAATATATATTATTGTACCCCCTATTATACTTTTGTATTATCTGACTTCGTTTTCTATAAAAAGGTATACGACAATAAACACAGTTAACTTTGATGTTGTAATATTGGAAATGACAAGAACCATCATGTACTAGTTTTGTACTAATTTCACTACATATTTTACAGTGCCTAACATTCTTCATCTTCTTCGCTCGAATAGTAGGAATGTTATTTTGTTTCAATACTTTATGGATATACTGCCGAGACACATCAAAGGTATCACCTATCTGCTGAAGTGTATCATGTGGATTATTATATCTATGCTGTATGATTTTAGAAGTCTGAGAGACTTGCGTGCTCTTGCTCATAGCTTTTTACTGAGGAAATTATATCGTTTTTCCATCGAGTTTCTAAAACATCTGTAGTTAAATCACTTGCTTGTGACCCCACACCTAAAATGTTTCCAACAGCAGCCTGCATTCTGGTCCATTGGGCATCTGTAAAAGATACTGTTATATCTGGCATTATTTGTTCTCCTTTAGTTTTTCTATTTCTTCTTTTAGTTTTTTAATTTCCATTAATAATATTACTGATAGTTTATCATAAGAAACGCTTTCTGGTGTCTTGTCGTTATTATAATTTACTATCTGAGGAAGGATTTCTGCTACTTCTTCTGCTATCAATCCGATGTCTTTTTTGCCATCTGTAGCAGATTTTTCATTCCACTCAAAGTCTACAGGTCTTAAGTCATATACTTTGTTTGAATCTAATGCTATATCAACTATATTTCTTTTATATCTTTTAGATGATGACTTCTTCTGTACTACGTTAGAACCATCAACAATCACATCTGTGCCTGAAGTAGTCCCCATGGTATCTAATACAAGCCCACCACTATAAAATCTACCTCTAAGAGCACCTCCTGTAGCAAAAGCTAAATAGTTAGCAGCCGACCGATACATCCCAGTATCTAAATCTCCATTAAAAGAGAAGGAAGGATTTGCCGCTGAACCAGCTTGACCCAAAAGTAAGGCTGAATAAACAGCCCAAAATTCGTGCGTTGAACTACCTAAAACCACACCATCATTCCCAAGGTCTACAGTATACGAAGGTACCACAAACATGGTTTTGTTTGCCTCACCCGGACCTATAACTAATTGGTGGGCATAGCTTGTGTTATAGCCTGAACCACTACCTGCTTCCTGTGTAGTTGTTAAGAAGTACATATTCGGAGTGGCTCCTGAACCCCCATCCCAAACTGTCATATATGATGTAACTTGTCCCATAATACTTATAGCTGTAGAACTGGTGTGAGTAGCTGCACTTGTACTGGCATATTCACGAGTAACTGTAAGGGTGTTGGAAGCAATAGATAAGATAAGCATTTGTTCACTATCAATCAGAATTATATGACCCACCCTAAATACACTACCATCCGCCACATCAATCTCATCTTCGCTTGTATCTAAAGCTTCAGCAAGTGTTGTTCCAGATGCAGTACTTTTATTTGAGCCCCCAAAGGTTAGATAAGAAGTTGTTGTTATATCGTCAGTATCATCTATAATCCGAACTCCCTCAGAACTTATATCAACCGACCCGCCTCCCCCTACAACTCTTCCAGTCGTAGCTGATATACTAACTTGTGCAGTTCCTCCAGCATCATAACCATAGATTCCTGAATTATTTATAAGCAACCCTGCTTGGTCTGTGCCACTACCATCATTAACTGTAGCACTAGTTTTGATATTGCTAGCCAATACTAAGTTAGCTTCAAGTTTAGCTGCTGTAACCGAATTAGCTTGTATATTACCTGCTTTAACACCTCCACCCGCAATAGATTCCGACGAGATGGTTGCTTCATTACCTGTAAATGGAAAGATAGATGGGGAATCCGAACCATCATCTGAACTTGGAACTATAACTGTAGCTAACAACATTCGGTCATCTTGATATACGTCCGAATAAGTTGAGGATATTTTTAGGGTTTTGTTTTCAGAATTTACGGCATATATTTTTACAGGGTTACCTGCAGCATTATTTAAAGCTTGCGTTTGTGCTGAAGTACTATTTTGTCCCCTATTTAATTCAACAGTGTCCCCATCTGTAATACTAGCAACAGTTAAATTCTCTTCCGAAATTTGTAACATTTGTCCAACATACATATTAGAAGTAGAAGTTACTTCAAAAGTTTGTTCAGAAGTAGAATCATTTGCTACTCTCATTGTAGTAAGTTCAGGTTTTCCAACCTCTTTATATATATAGTTAACTCCAGCAGCTAGAGTAACCTTACCCCCAGAAACCGTAGAACTATTCCCCAAACTAGCTGTAGCTGTGGCACTATGGACAACCGTTTCAGTTGTATTATCTGCGTATGAAATTGTAGCATCACTACCTATAGAACCCTTTTGTCCAAATTTTATCTTATTATATTCACCAGAAGTGCCAGTAGGTTCAAAACTTAAATTTGATGATGATTGTTGGTTTCCCTTTTGTAATAATGAGGCAGGAAGAGATTGACCTTTTAATAAAGATTCAGCTTTAATTTTTGTTGCATTAGCACCTTGTACATTATTTGCCAATCTCCAACTTGCAGAAGGAATATCATATTCAGTTGTCCCCAGTCTTACATGAAAAGGACTATATTTTGAAACCGTCTCATAAGCAGAAAGGGTTTTTATTTGAAAAGTCGAGTTCCCTATTTCATAATATAGAATATAGGGGCTAACTTGGGTAGACATTGTACCCGTATTACCGGCTGCAATAGAATATTTTTTAGTACCTATATAGATGGTCCCAGCTGTCCAAGCTACTGTAGATTCATTAGATGCTGAAAAGGTGCTATCTATAGTTATTGTCTGCTTGCTAAGGGCCATAGCATCTCTTTGTCTCTGGTCTGCTGCTTGTTCTTCTTCAAGAATCCTGTCCGCCATGTCTACAGGAGCCCGACGTTTAGCCCCACCCCCCACTTTTTGGGATGCTGCTACGCCTACAGTATCCAATCGGGTGACTAAAACGCCCCCCTCATCTTTATGGTCAAGTTTAGTAACTAACATCGTTTGGTCTAAATTAACTAAATCATTTCTTACATGTATATAATCGCCTGCCCTAACGGGAACATAATATCTTAATGTATCACTCGCTGAAACAGTTCCATAAGACCAAGTGACTATAACAGTAGCAGCGGTTGTCTGGGTTACATAACCATATACGTTTGTAGCTGCATTATTTGCATCTAGTTTCACAACTAACATACCCGCTGTTACACCATAAGCTTGTGGATTCACACTAGCAGATAAATTAATTGTTTGTTGTGACCCTGATGTAGCATCTATACTAGCTGGACTATCATCAAAATAAAAAAAGGGTCTTTCATAGGTTTGAATTCTTGCCCTTACAATATCTTCGGTTTTTCTTTCTAATTTACTAAAAACGATTTTTCTTACAGCATTCGAGTCTTTTATATATCCTTGAGACATAGATAAACTTCTTCTTACCGCATAAGTACTTCTTGGTCTTGACTTAATTTGAAAAGACGCACTAGAAGATGTCTGACCTTTAAAAGTTGTACCATCCGACCAGTAAGTTGAGTTTTCACTTATTCTTTCGTCAGCATCGGAGATTAATATATAGGCTGTTGCATCTGAAGCTACTGTAGCAGTACCTCCTTGGAGTGAAGTCCATTGTAATCTCGCTACATCTAAGGCGTAAATTTCTGCATTGTTAGAATGTGAGTCTGCATCGGGTGTTACTGCTTCATAATAGTCACCACTTGAATGTAATGTTTGAGAGGATGGGTGTGTTTCACCTCTAGTAACAGTAAGGGTATTAGTACCCGTGTTAATTGCAGTCACTTTCATTACCTCGGTCCCTATTTCAATAAATTGCCCCACATAAAAACCTGAAACATCTGGGGTATCCACTACAACTGCTGTGTCTGAAGCATTTATACCATCACCATCATTTAATAACCCTATTTTAACTTTTAAGTATTCTGCACTTTCTATACCGGGGACACCTGCTTCTAAATTTTTATTAGAGGCTTCTAATAAATCTACAAAATCATCAAAATTTGCCGCAGATTTTATGGCAATAAGTTCAAAGATACCAGAATCTGGATAGGTTATCGTCTCTTTTATTGCCGCCCCTTCTATTTCAGACTCGTGGGTCATTTTTTCTACATAGGTCACATTAGCATCTGTAAAAACCTCACTTTTGGGTCTAGATACAGCATAGTACGTCATAGGTACTTTCATAGTAGTTTTAGAGAAATCCCCATCTGCAGTAGAATCTGGAGACGGATAATGAACACTTAGCCCATAAGTTGCTGGTGAACCTGTTGAAGAAGGTCGGTTTCCTCGCTTAAAATAATTAAAAAATGCTGTAGGTTTATGAGTTGCTAAAGAAGCATTTGTTCCATTTGCTGAGGTATCCACCCCCGTAGCTCCTCCCCAGTTAGCATCTACATAATAATCATAACCATGTGTTATTTCGGTACTGTCCCCAGCAGTATGTGGCTCCGCCACAGCCGCATTTTGTATATGTGACAAAATGGAACTCAGGGTACCTATAGGATATGAGAAATTCTCTACATTAGCATTCGGCAGAGCAGCCACGGATTCAGTAAATCTTATTGTATCTCCCGAATTAGCGTCGCCGGGAGTAGTTAGATTTTGACTGTACTCAGCAACCAAAGATTTGATTAGTCCACTTCTACTTTTTATGTACCCTTGAGGAGGGTCAGCTGCTGTTTGCCACAGCCTCTGTTTGATATTTAAATTATCGGCTCCCGTGCCATGAGGTACAACAGCATCAAATAAGTCCACATCATTATCCAATAAATAACTATTCCCATTACCCGTATTATCTTTTAGTTCTTGAACAAAATCATATGCTGTTATTTCTAATATTTGACCCCAGCCAACCTTATAAGTATCGTTTGAGTCATAAGCTATCCCATAAAAATATATGTGGTGGGTATCCCCATCCCGAACTTTTATAGGAGAGAAAGACCCGAGTTTTTCAGAATGAGGTCCTTTAGCACTACTGCCACTATTAGAAAAAGGGTCCCTAGAAGAGTTATTTAAAGTTACTTTCATCCTCATAGGGCTATGTAAAATATCTACCAATTCCCATTTGATAACGTCACTGACAGCAACATAAATTGATGCCCCACTACTTGCTGCCTGACCAGAACCTCCTCTACCAGCAACCACAATAGTTGTAGTATCTGTTATAGAAACCACTTCCAATTCTTCGGTATTAGCCACACTATCGTCCGAGGTAGAACCAAATTTAATTAGTTGACCAGTATAAAATTCGGCACTGGATGAAACTGTTATATCTGTTTCACTAGTATCTAAAGCTTCATTTAACGTAGCGGTTAGTTTAGTTTCTGTTGTACCCCGAAAGGAAACAAAATCTTTCCATTTAGTTCCATTCCAATAAGATATAATTGGTCGTTTTACGACACTGGTTGGATTAGCAACTGATATAGCCATTTAGAAACTTACTCCCACCCTAAATTTCGCAACAAAGGCTATATTAAATGCCCACCTATCTTCTAATCCGGGGGTTTGGTTAAATTGAAATTGTTGTACAGCTACCCTATAAATACCACCCCCCGTGGAAAGGGCACCAGCAGTGTTTTCAGGTGTGGTAGCATCCCCAATTTCAATTTGTACATCGAGTGAATCATCTGTAACCCATGTAACAAGTCTTTCTTCTAAATAGTTTTTATATGGGACATAATAAGTTTGGGTACTACCAGAAATAGTGTGTGAAATTTTCTGCATACCTTTAAATGTAGTCGAATCTGTGTTGGTTGTGTCCTGCCCAATATTATCTACAAGTCCTGAAATTGTAATAGATGGTCTAGTTGTACCTAAATCAAATATTTCTGGATTACTTCTAGGTAATGCTATATGTATAGGGGTTCTTGAAAAAGATAATGCTAATTGGTCAACTTTTAATGCTAATCTAACAGTAGCGGTAGCGTGGGTATTATCTCTTAATAAAACTGATAGCTCATCTGCCATTTAAATTCCTCCAAGGTATATATTATATTATACCCAGACTAGAAAGATTTACGATTAGCCTCTTCCAAATCCCATCATCATTTCTTGAAAGTATATCTCATCCTCATACGCAGCTCGTTCATCTGCATATTCAGCACGAACATTTTCCTTGTAGACTTCATTTACCGTCTTGACTACGGCCTCAGCAGCTGCCCGATTTCTTGCCCCCGCAACAGCCCCTAGTGTAATCATTTCTGAGAAGTCAGTAATTGGAGGATTCTTAGGGGGAAGGGGTGTGACTCCGTTCCCTGATTGCACCACTTGACCAATGCCCCAGATACTTCCTGTGGTTCCCATTAGTCCTAGATAGTCTTTGAGTGCTTGATTTGTAGCCGTGTGCATCATCTCTCGTTGTACCGCATTTTCCAGTGCTTCTAAATTTTTTTCCGCTTCAGACTGTATTATTGGAAGGTCCGATTTGAAGGGATTTATCTCGCTCGCCCACTGGGCGGGTTGTTTTAAAATATTACCCATGGCGGCTTCAATATTCCTTTCCATAGATTCAAATGATTCGTGTGGGGTAGGAATGTCGAACATTCCGGGTCCAGCTGCACCCGGCCCACCCTTATATCCTTCTGGGATTCCATGTTCATCAAATTCGTCCCTTTGCCCCGAACCCGGCTCAAATTGGGGGAGAGATTCTCTTTTAAAATATGCACCCGTTTGTTTACGTCCAAAGGCGGCTGCCATTCTGGAGAGTTCATTATCCGCCGCTGTTAACCACCCTGCTTTCTCTGCTATCATTCTGAGGAAGCCTTCTATGGCAGGCCAAGCGTGGTCATGCCACCATGGCTTAATGTGTTCATAAAATATGTCCTTAATTAAAGTTGCGAAAAATCCACCACTTCCCCACCAACCGTCTGACTTCGCCATTATATCACTAAAATAAGCTTTGAGATTATTCCAAGTTGTAACAATAAAATTTTGTATCATTTTATTATATTTGTCAAATGAATCGGCTTTTGCTTGAATATGGGGAAGAAAATCTATCAGTCCATTCAACATCCATTTGATGGTAGGCATAAGTGGAATAAGCATAACATCAATAAAAGCACCTAAAATTTGGAATACCGTACCAAAAACACCAGTAAATATCTGTGATTGTTTTAAAAGAGATGCAAGACTCAGGTTAACACCAAGCATGCCTGCTGCCCTACCTGCCATTTGTTTAAGTTGTTTGGTTCTCTTTACACCACTTTCAATAAGTCCCCGTTCCATCATTCTCTTTCGAGCCTGAGAACCACCACTTCCAAGACCTATTGATTGTATAGAATCTTTAGCAAGTTTCACAGTCCCTAGAACACCTTTCCCAGCAAGATTAGCGGCACCCAGTCCAAGTCCGGCGGCACCCATAGCAAGGTTTGCACCTCCCATTGCTAATGAAGCACCTCCCGCCATTAGTGATGTGGTAAGACCTAATCCACCTAAAGTTATAATACTCAGCATTTAAAATCCTCCTTTGGGCCCTTTGAAGCTTCTAGCATTTGCTTGTACCTGAGCTTCATTTTGTTTTTGTGATATTGCCATTTCTACTCCCATAACCATATAAAGTTCTTCATCTGTGAAATTTGTAATAGCTTCCCAAGACAAACCTGTTTTTAATAACTGCATAATAGTAAGCCAATAACTGAAAACCATATGCTCACTTTTATCAACAGGTAACCCCTTTAGAAAAACTAAGACTCTTTTTTTATTTCATCAGGTGTTTGCCCCCCTTTATCTCCGAAAGCATTTGGTACAATTTTTTCCAATGCTGTACCTAGTCTGTCGTCGATAGAAACTAAAAAGGCTTCTGTAGTCGCTCCCCATGGAGCTTCTACAATGATTTCCTTTAAACATTCCCTAATATACTTATCCCCATCAAAAGAAGATTTTCCATCGTTAGTTACCGTTAAACATCGGGATACAAGTTGGTTTCTGCGACTCCATGATAGAGTTTTTACAGAAACTTCAAATTCATCCCCAGTCTGTTCAATAACCACTTTCTTTCTTTCTACTGTTGGTTCAACCGTATACTTAGTGTGGTCAAACGCTTTGCTTTGCTGTGCCATATTTATCTCCTTTACTTATTTATTTTTATGGATATACAGGTACATTGTCTCTTATTGTTATCTTTAAACTCCTAAACAACATATCTAAATCTACTTCTAGCTGTTGGTCACCCGTTATGTCGTGTGCAGCACTATTTATAAAAATACCTTGTTTATTTAATTGATTTGTATTATCTGTGCCCTCTGTCGGGGAACCAGCTGTAGTTGATGTAGGTATGTCTATTATTATATAATCATTTGTACCTCTTTCAAACTTCAGCGTAGCTGTCATACCTCTTCTGTATATACTTCCACCACCGGCACCATAATCACCTTCTAATAGTAATTGTCTAAATAGTTCTAAGGCCCCACCTTGGTCTGCATTAGCAGCTGTTGCTGCTGCTGTAACATCTGCATCTGGTAATGCAACTGTTGCAGACATACCATATTCCCTAGCACCTTCTCTTATTTCATAAGGACCTCTTGCTCTTCGTCCTTGTTTACCAATATAATATCTTGCCTCTTCACCATTTGAAATAGATATTGAAAAACTTCTAATTCTAGCAAACTCTTGTCCAAAGAATTTTATAGTTCCCTCTGAGAAATAATATGGAGAAGTAGTTGGATATCCAGTACCATCATTAAGAGCTGCTCCATTGTGACTTGGCATACCTATGTCATCATGGTCAATAGCGTGCATTAGCCCAAATCTAGGTAGGTTAGCGGCAACGCTAGCACCTACATAATCATCTCCTAAAGCAGTACCACCAACAGTTTTTTGGTTTTGTTGGTTATGCACCATGTTAAGGAAATTTACACTATCCCACGACATAGCCACCATTCCACCTTCTTCAGCAGATATTGTAGATGAACCTATCATTCCTCCTACATATCTTCTGTCAAAGTTCCTAGTTGTAGTTTCAGAACTATCTTTCATATGGACATGCCATGATACAGTATCAAGACTAGTTGCTTCAGTTATTGTGTGTTCATAATATATACTAGCACTATGAGTAACCTCATTTACTACAGCATTATTTGCATGGTCAAAATGTAATGGGTAATTTAATTTAAAAGTATCACTAGTATCTTTTAATATTCGTCTAACTTCTGAATTAGTACCATCAGCTTCAACTATTTGAATATAATCTCCGGCTGCTAAGGTAGAAGCAGCACCACCACTACCATTGTCACAAGCAACATAAACATCCCCCTTACTCGCAGCTGCGGATAAAAGTATAGTATCAGTAACGACAGTTGATGGAACAGTTGTTACAGTTCCAATTGGGAATCTTAGTGGCCACCCATTTAATAAAGTAATCCCACTAACTGAACCAGTTAATGACTGTTGTCCGGGGTAGGCTGCAGACCAGTTTCTTTTAGATTGTGTACTAAGGAATCTTCTTCCTTCAATACTCATCTCTGGGTCCGGTGTATCTACTGTCTCGTAAACCCCCGGAATAAATGTAATATATTTATCATTATCATTCCTAATACCATGAGCAGAGTCTACTTCACCAATAGCAGAAATACATAGTACAGTTTGTCCACTTGCATGTGCAAAAGCTAGAGGCCTGTCTAAAACAAGTGCTGTCCCAGATTGACTCTCAACTCTACGTACTTCATGAGGTACTACTGTATCTCCAGCTGTACCAGCAATAGTCCCTATCCTAATTATATCTCCGGGAGTAAATCTTGATTTGACTGCGGCATTATCAACATGGTCAGCAGCAGCAGTACTACCTTCAAATCCCCTAACGACAGTTGCATCTCTGTTACTTGTCCCACCTATAGCAGTAACTTGCATGCTTTCACTACCTACTTGTAAAACCTGCCCTATATATAATTCAGGGTCACCAGTACTACCATTATCAAATGAGATAGCTGTATCTGCAGCATCATCAGTTGTATCTCCGAAACATAACACTGCTGCTGATGCTGCTGTATTAAGAACATTAAATTCTGCGTTTAGGGTTATAGTTCTACTACCTGCTGCAGCGGCTGCTCCTAATGTTGCTGTAGGAGTACGTGCTAAAGTCCCCTCCATCATCTCGGGGTCTCCCCCTTGTGCAGTTTCTGCCGCAAATGTAAGTTGTGCTTGGTCGCTTCGATATATTGCCATGTTAAAATTACTCCATAATTTATGTAGTATAATTTATTATACTAAGTTTCTAATAAAATTCCGTTGTTCTCTAATTGAATCTCTAAAGTGCCCGTCCAGATGTTAGCTTGCTCACCTACTTCTTCATTGAAAGACATAAATTGCTGCCTTTGAAAATTAGTCAAAGAATGCATTCGAGCATGAGAAATTCTTCTAACTTCCCTCATTAAATCAAATAATCTTTGCCTGCTGGTCAATGTATATAATTCTATTTCTATAGAATATAATCTGTTCCCATACTTTCTGTTTCCTATAGGCATCTCTTGAACAGCTGGACTTCCTGTTCTACCTATCAAATGGTCTCCAACATTTAAATCAAATCTAAAGGGTTGGTTGGCACCATTTACTGTAGTTAGGGTTGGTTTGGTTACATTACTTGCATTCCACTGACTATTTATGTCAGTCATTATGTCATCTATTGCTATTGGTTCAGGCATTAAAACACCTCAAAAGCACGCATACTATCTAAATTGGTTTCAATTTCACTTTGCCATGATTGAATTCTACTACCAATATCAAATCTATCCATACCACTTACCACCAGCCCCCCAAAATCAGCACTTCTAGCAATGTCCATGGCAGCCAGTTTTTTTGTTATGTCTGTTACTATACCACCCTGTCTTACGTCAGTTTGAATATCTCTACCATGTAAATAGGTTACCTTCACAGGCATGGTAAATTCTCCACCACCCCATCTCCAAACTGGAGCATTATAAGAAGTAAATCTTGCGGGTAGTAGAAAGTATCTTGAAAATTGCACCATATTTGTATCGGGGACTAAGAAGTAATCTTTTGTTCTACCTTGTCTTTTTGAATCCCAGTTAGCACCATTCCATATTTGTAAATCTAATATTTTATAGGCATCTGGTTTATCCAAATGGAATCCATTTAAATTAAATTGTTGGTATTCATTAGACACATAGTTGGGTCTCCAAGACTTTCTAGATTGCATATCTATATAAGACTGTGCTTCCATTATATATTGTTCTACAGTTGCTTTACTCGGAACTGTAGAAGTAGTAAAGTCAGTACCACTGAGAACATTTTTAAGTTGCATCATCTCATAAACATCCTTAGTCGTACAGTAAGCTGAATACGGTCTCATTTGTATTCTTTTTATTGTGGGAGCCGTAGTAACACTAGCAGCAGTAACTCTAACCCAATATAAATTAGCACTATTTATTGTTAATGTTGCCCAATCACTTAATATATTCGGAGGAAATATTTCTGCCCCGTCTTTAGAAAAATCATATTGTACCCCCTCGTTATCATCTGGGTCTAACTCATATCTACCTGAAGCTGGAATAAAGGACTCCCAAGTATCAGAACTAGTGCGGTATTCCCATGTTAAGGCACCCAAACTTCCAGCAGTATCTACATCAAAAATAGCCATATCAAACTTGGAGGCGTGTCCTAAATATATATAGTGAGCACTACTATTCAAAAGGGTAAATGAAGTTCCCGCTGGAGATTGTGCTTCCAGAGTTACGTCAGTATAGTCACCACTCGATGTTCCTACACCATCCCAATTGAACACTTTATCAAATACTGCTCCTGCAGTTGTTGCCATTTATTACCCCCTAGGAGTCTTTTTCATCCCCTAGTTTATTTTTGATTACTTCTTTAGCTTGTGCTACAACTTCTGGTGGAATATTTTCCCCACCCTCAACTTCAATATCAGTGTTTTCTGAACCCACAATGTTTTCTGCTACATCTTCAGAGGGTTCTTGTTTACCTCTTAGATACATAACTACACCATTTAAATTCTGTATGTTTGTAATTAAATTATTTCTAGCATTCTCAATTTTTACTAAGTCTTCAGATAATGTTTTTATTTTATCTGCAACCATTTGTAAATCATTTTCTACATTAATATCTGCCATTTTTCTTTGCTCCTATATTCTTTATCCCTTTTTAATAAAGGGTCTTTATTATTATACTATTTTTTTTATCCTTCCCAATCATCGTCCCAATCATCTCTTTTAGTCCAAGTACCACCATCATAGTCATACTTGTCTCCATAGTAATCTCCCGGAACATTACTAACACTTTCAACTATAGTAGAATTCCCACTATGTAAGTCCCCAATTATTAACTCTGGTGGGTCTCCTACTGTTATGTCTTCAGATGTAACAGTTAATGTTTTATCGTCTGCATAAACGTATTTTACTCTTTTGGTTTCGCCTGTTATTCCTGATGAAATTATTATTTTACTCATTTATCTCTCCTATTGTTTAACTGGTGCATTTACTAATATTGTAGTTGCTGACAAGGCTCTACCTACAGGTG